GCAAAATCAAGTCAGGGGCTAAAACTATTTAATTAAGATGCAAGAACCTTGGCAGGATCAATGTCCTTACCAGCACTCCATCTGATGTTATCTCTCATTTCAAAGTGTAAGTGAGGACCAGAGGAGTTACCTGTATTACCAGATTCGCCAATGTGCTGTCCTTTTTTTACCTTATCTCCAGCCTTAACTAGAGCCTTTGAAAGGTGTGCATAGATTACCCAGCCACCTTCAACTTTTTGTACTAATTGTGTACCATAGCTGGCACCCCAGGTAGCATTTTCAATCTTGCCATCTGCAACTGCAATGATGTCAGTTCCTTCTTTGCAAGCAAAATCTACGCCTGTGTGATAGCCTTTAGACCACATCTTTCCAAGCTTCTTGTAAGGTGTTGTAACCTTACCACCTTTAATAGGTAGACCCATTAATAATCACTCTTTTCATAATAAATTAGGGATTAATTCCCACCTTTATTATATCCTAAAGTGTACCTTGTGGAATAAAGTCAGAAAAATCAGCAGGATAGTTAGCCCCTGGAGTCCACATCTTAAACTGTCTCATGTCTGAGGTATAAGAGTTGCTCCCACCAGTAATTCTAATTTGTACAACCACTGGGGAATTTGTTTCAATTACCCAACAATTTGAAAACACTAAGGTTTTATTTGGCTTTGATCCTACATAGTATGTATTAGTAGCTGTTGAATCATTGCTACCACCCTTAAGTCTAACCAGTCTTAGCTTAACGTATTTGGGTTTCTTTTTGCCTTTCATTTTTACTGATGATTGGTAGCAAAATAGTGACCTATTGCCATTACCTTTTAGGTGGCTATTACCTTTAAACTTAAGAGTTACCCATGTATCTTTTTTAATAGATTGGTTAAAGTCAGCCTTTTTTCTAACAGATTCTTCTGCATTTGCAGTAACTGATGTTGACAAAATTAGTGCAAAAGCAATAATACATGCAACAATTGTCTTATAAATATTCATTTTTTTCTCCCCTTAAAATGCTATATATCTATCCTAGCATAGTAAGAGTTAAAAGACTGATTATTTAGTTATACATTGTCCCTTCGGAGAGATTCGAACTCCCAACCTAATCGGTAGAAACGATGTGCTCTATCCATTGAGCTACGAAGGGTAAGTCAGTTTGCCATGCCACTTAACATGTGGGAGTATATGCAACTGACAAACATATACTGCTGCTCCCCAACCTAGACTTGAACTAGGAACATTCAAATTAACAGTTTGACGCTCTGCCGATTGAGCTATTGGGGAATGATATTTAGTTATATTGTGGTAGAGATAGGAATCGAACCTACACAGCTAAAGCGATTGATTTACAGTCAATGGGGCTCACCACCTGCCCAACTCTACCTTTGCTATACGGAAGAAGCAGAGTGATCGTTAATGAAATCTCTTTCATCAATTATTTCAAAAGCAAACTTAACTAATGCTTCTTCATTTTTTGTAAAGTGATGACCACAGAAATAAAGTTCTCCAGTTACACCCTTAACAATAACAAATGCTTGTGCTGCACATCTATCACAACGGTCTGCAATTTGTAGTTGACGTTCTTTTGCTTCTGTCATCATTTTCTAACTCCTAATAAAACTTGTGATCCATCTATCAGTTCTGTTTTCAAAACCTTATATCCGTTGTCTTCTAGTAGATTATTATACCCTACAACATCCCAAGCCCACAAGTGAAATTCGTAATAATTTTTATCAGTTTCGTGATATGGACTAGATGCAATCAAATACTTTGATGGTAGGTCTCTTACAACTCCGTGTGGATCTTCAAGATGTTCAAGAACCTCTGTCATAATTGAAATGTCTGCATACTCGATAGTAGAGTCATTATTAAAGTCTGTATATCTAGCATCTACATTACGAACTTCGTTTGCATATTTAATATTCTTAGGGGCTAAATCATAACCCCAGGACTTGATGTTGCTTTCTTTAAGTAAAGATAGCATACCACCATCGCCACAACCTAAATCAACAACTGTTTTTGCTCCCATTTCAATTGCATCTAATACAAATTGATGTGCAGCTAATAGTCTTTCACGATGTCCTGGTTGCTCTAAGTGATGTGCTGCATCACGATCTTCGTACCATTCAGCAGTAATGTATTCAGAACTATCTTTAAATAGTTTCCATTCCATAACTACATGTACTTCATAAATCTTGAATCGGAATAATTTGATGACTTGCTCATGGACTTCTTCCAGTCTTCTGGGAGCATCTCTGTAAGACCTAATGCACGAGCTCTGCGAATAATGTGTCTTTTTGCTGCTTCATAACTTGAAGCACGACCAACTGCCTGTATAGCGTTTTCAAGGTCTGCTCTATCTGCAATTGGGAAAGATCCATCTGCCATTGCCTGACCTCTTGCTGCCATTGCTCTGCGTTGCTTAGGGGAGTAATCTCTTTTTTGTACTGCGTCTGCCTCCGTGGTTACAATTGTATCAGACTTATTTTCTCTTCTATTTTTAATGCTATTCCATTTAGCGGTTGACCATGAGTATCCTGCATCTCCACCCCAAAGATCCCAGGCAACCCTTCCTGGACTTGGGAAACCTTCTTCACCAGAACTAAATCCCGTGGCTTTCTTATCAACTTCGTGACGTGAAAAGAATGAATACATACGAGCAACAGTAGACTCTGATAGCTCTGTTCCATTTACAATTTGATTTGCTCTGGCTAAACCAACTCTGGTTCCACCACGCTTTCCTTCTTTTTTCCACTCCAACGCTCTTCTGGCTGCTGACTTCATACCATCTGTTGGTGTTAAACTAATATCTGCTTTAGACATATCATCCATGTCATCATCCATTTGACCAGAAATATCTACATACCCGTCTGGAATAACTGCAAATCTACACTTGCCCTCAGGCTCTACTTCAAATGCAAGGATTTCACACTGTACGCCACCCATGTATAAAGCACAGTTAGAGCATTTAACACCAATTACTTTTTCTTCATTCTGTTCTGCAGGTTCATAACCTGCCCAAATTCCAGAACCATCTTCATCAAATTTTCCGTATTGTTGGGCAATTTCTACCAGTGCATCGTGCAGGGCTTTTTCATCAGGTGTTAGTAGATTTTCTAATTCATTCATAATATAATTATATACTATTTTCGTCAATCATAGCGTTGACTTCAGCCATTAAAAGCCATTCTTCTTTAGTTAAATCATTCTCGTAATCTGCAAATTTTCTTGTTTTTTCATTCTCTTTAATAGTCCAAGTACCATTGGGGTTCATTACCACTTCAAGTAATCCTTTTTGCCATACATCAAAAACTAGGGCGTTAGTCATGGCTAAATGCTCTTCAAAAATTTCAGGAAAGTGTTGTCCCATTTTTCTAGTCATTTTGTAAACAAATTCTCCATTTGGATCTATGCCAGAAATTTCAACATAGCCATTTTCAATCATGTAAGAAAACATTTCTTCCTCATCAAAATCTTCTTCATCAAAATCGTCAAACATTATACCTCCATAATACTAGTATACAACTAAATAAAACCAATTCCACTTAAGAAATCTGATATATCATTTGGCATGTCCTTCATGCTTTTACTTGGTTCCTGATAAAAAGTATCTACTTTTTCTCTATGGCTTGTGTCTCTTGAATCTCTAAATGTATGAACTTCAATTTCTCTAGTTCCACGAGAAGTGTTTAAGATTGAATTATATATTGCACCACAAACAGCATCTGCTAAATCTTTAGAACCTTTTCTTGGGTGATCTACTTTATCACGAATAATTCGTAATTGCAATAGCTCATCTACAAGCAAATCAATTCTTGGTCCATAGATTCTTTCTTCTGCTACAAGCATTTGCATATCTTCATAATGCTTTTTTGCTACAGACAATGTTTCTGAATTCATACCAAGGGACTTTAACTCATTCATAATATCAAAAGAGTTCCATCTATCAAATGTTACCTTCTTAATTCTAAAACCTCTTGAGCGTAACTCAAGAATATAATTTTTTACATCTTTAAACTCTACTGTCTTATCTGCTGTTGGAGTCCACCATCTAACTGCATCTACAACCACAAATGGATTAATTACTTCATGGTCATTAAAGGTACTAAGAGTTACCCATTTATCAACGTGTGCAAGTGCTACCGCACAGTGGTCATGCTTTTGTGCAAGGTCAACGTGAACATAGTATTCTTTATCCTCTTGTGGCTTGAATGACTCAAAAAATCTTCCAGTTGAATCTACTCCATTGGTTCCACTAAAACAAGTTTCAATCTTTTCTCTTGAACGGAAGAAGGCATCAACAGCATCAGGTGGCATACAAGCAAAACGAGATAAAGCATCAATTGGATTCTTATAAAATGCAATCTTAAAATCATCTATACTTCTTGTAGGATTAATTTCCCATGTTGGTCTGCGTAACGCAAATACCTTTGGGAACTTGTAAGCATTAATTATGTCTTCTTCCCATTCAACAATAAATTCATTTGATGTATTACCGTCCTCTACTGTTTCATCAAGCTTAAACGTATGCTCTTTTATTTCAACAGTCTTATCTGCAATAACAGACTCGTATCTTGTTTGGATATAATCATTCTTGTATCTAGGAAAAGAAAGCAAGACTACCTTTCCAAAATCTGGAAAACGAGAGTCAACAGATGCACGATACATTTCATAAATAGCAGAAGCAGTTTTTGCTTGATCGGAACCAGATGTTGATTCTGTTGCAAAGCCTGAAATCTCATCAAGAATTACACAGAGTACGTTGTAACCTTCAAACGATTCTCTTTCAGAGTGACCTGAATGACAAGTGATACCCTTATCAAAACTTACAGCACCAGCAGTTGGCGTGTACCTTCCTTGAAACCAAGGTGACTTGTCTAATCTTGTTTTAAATCCCTTAAAGAAAACATTTTTTGCTTGTTCAGAGTTAATAGCAATATTAAGAATATCAATAGAGTCACCTGGAGGCTTACCAAAATATCTTGCAGGATCCTTTAGACATAACAATAAATAAACCATGTAGGACACAGCAATTGTTGACATGTAATCTTTACCAGATCCTTTGCCTAATTGTAAGATTACTTCATTACAGGTTTGATTCCATCTATCTTCTGCTGTTTTTTCTCCGTACAAACCTACTAAAGTTTGCTTTTTGTAAATTTGACTCATTGCTTTAATAGCATCATACTGATATTTAGAAAGTGGTGGTAGACCTAAAAAGTCTTCAGATGTAACAAACTCTTCTAACTCAACTGGCTTTTCGTCAAACTCGTCACCACCAAGAAGATCAATAATATCTTCAAACATTAAATTTCCTCTGCTTGACCTGTTACTTTGCTAAGTTTTCCAAACACAATTGGCTTACATCTTTCACAGCCTGAAACAACATCACGAATAATTT